GGGTATCGGAGTTGATATTTTCTTTGGTGGTCCAGCCGCCCCTTATGCAATGTATGTCCATGAGATTATTGGCAACTATCACAATCCTCCAACTCAGGCTAAGTATTTAGAGCAACCTTTCATGGAGCGATTGCCAGAAATCCAGGCGAATTTGGCTCGGCGTATCATTGACCTACTTAGAAAGAATGGTGCGATGTAATGGCGACAGTCCTAGAATCCGTAGGGGATTATTTGGTGACCAATAGCCACGGCACCCTTGGCGTAAATCTTTTCCTTGGGACCTTACCCGAGTCCCCAGATGTCTGCACAGCCGTTTATGAAAACGCTGGAACTCCGCCATCTTTTACTATGGGTTCAGGTGGAATTGCTATTGATTATCCAATGCTTCAGATTATTTGTCGTGCCGCGAAAGAAGATTATCCAGGGGCGCGTGATGAAGCAGAGGAGATTCGAAACTTGCTTGCATCGGTAACTGATGTAACAATTTCTGGGTTGAATGTGCTTCGGATTGAACCGATGGGAAATGTAAATCTTCTCGGCGTAGACCCTAAGCAACGACCTCTAGTATCGGTGAATTTTCGATGTCTAGTGCGGAGATGAGTCAGGAGCCTATGGCTCCCCAAGAGAGAGTGGTAGACCCGTATGGCAGGAAAGCAACGACAGACGAGTTCCAAAGGTGTTGGAAATGCGACAGGCTCCTCTTTGAGTCAGCGACCCGCCCGTGGAGTATTAGATGTCCAAGGTGCAAGTCAAAAAATAAATCTGGATGAGTTCACCTCTAAGTTAGACTCCCTCTATGGCAAGAAAACCTTGCCTGGGCATGAGTGCGCTATGGGTAAATTGCTTCGTGAGTTGCCAGAGTCTTTTTCTGCAAAACTTACTGAGGCTCTTTTGAATCCATCCGTGGAGGGAACAGCCCTTACCAAACTACTAGCAGATTATGGCTTCGAGATGAGTTCGAATGTTGTTCGCCGTCATCGCCGTAGGATGCAAGGACTCGATGGGTGCAAGTGCGCTAAATGAATTTAGATGATGCGATTGATAATCTCCTAAAGACATCGGAGAACAATACGACTCAGCAGATGGAGTCGCGCAAACGAAGTGCCGAATGGACTCCAGGAGTTTCATGGGACGGCAATGAGGGTTTAGTAACTACTGAAGCAATGCCTGGTGATACATCTCCAGATTGGTCAGGAGTTCTTCGCATCTGGGGATTGGACCCCGAGCAATTTACTGTTGTCGAACCCGTTCTTTTCAATGTGTGGGGCAATACCGATGGCGCGCTCAACCGCCAATGGAAAGGCAAGGTCGTTCGTAAAGGGGCTAAAGAACGCGCCGATATAGACCATTTGATTCAGGAAATAAAAAAGCATAAGCCTAGAGAAAAGAAGCCTTTCGTTGAGGGTGGAGCAAGTTTAGTCGTATGCGCCGCTGACTGGCAGGTAGGCAAAAAAGATGGAGACGGTCTTAAAGGCTTAGTTGGTCGCTGGCTCCAGGCTATTGATGATGTTGAAACTCGATACAAAGAATTAAAGAAGATGGGCAGACCGATTGAGTCCATTACTGTCCTATGCCTGGGCGACTTAGTTGAAGGATGCGATGGTCACTACGACATCCAGACTTTCACAGTTGAAGTTGATAGGCGCGACCAGGTAAAGATTGCTCGCCGTCTATTGCGAGATGCTCTTATCCGCTGGTCTAAGTTCGCTCCAGAGATTACAGTCGCCGCTATTGGTGGAAACCATGGAGAGAATCGTAAGAATGGCAAAGCCTTTACGACTCTCAACGACAATGACGATGTAGCCCTGGTTGAGTCCGTGGCTGAAATCTTCGCTGCTAATCCAGAGGCTTACAGCCATATTAAGTTCGCTATTCCAACTGATGCCCTTTCGCTTACAGTTGAAGCGGGTACTAAAATTATCGGCATTACTCATGGACACCTTGCCCGTAGCGGTCAGGGAGTTGAAGGTAAGTTGCGCCGATGGATTGCTGACCAAACTCTAGGTCGCAACAAGATTGGTGATTGCGACATCCTGGTAACGGGTCACTATCACTCTTTGAAGATGGCAGATTGGGGCGGAGTCAAATGGCTCCAGGCTCCTGCACTAGATGGGGGAAGCGTATGGTGGAGTCAATCAACGGGGGAAACTGCGGATGTGGGTGTTCTGACCTTTGTGGTGTCGGAGAAGGGGATAACCGACCTTCAACTCCTACGGTGAACGACCCTAGGGACTTAGCCCTATATGCCGCTGAGTTGGTGTCTGGTGACCGCCAGGAGGCTTACGGGCATCCTCTTGATAACTTTACTAGGGCGGCTCAAATCTGGTCTGCAATCCTCGGTATAGAGGTCACAGCGGAGCAGGTCAGCCTTTGCATGGTCGGAGTCAAGATTGCCCGTGAAGCGCATATCACTAAGCCCGATACGGTCGTAGATGGGATTGGATATTTCCTTACCCTTGCCATGATTCGAGAAGAACGCGCTCGCCGAAATGCTTGAGTGTGACTTTTGCGGTAAAGAGTACGAGCCGATTTCTACCCGATGGCTTTGTCCTCATTGCCATCAGAAATCAAATTGTTGTGAAGGTTCCGCGCTAAACGAATAATCATGTGATAGGTTCTGATACGAAATAGCCTCTTGGTGACGGGGAAGAACCAGGGGGCTTTTTCATTCCTTCATTTTGATTATACAACTGGGGTGTGGTATACTTAGTTAAGAGGGGGAAAAATGAGAGTTGTTACCTTGCCTTTGAAGTTCTGGAAAGACCACATAAATCGTGGATGTTCACAGTCTGCAATTGAGTTAAAAAGAAACAAAATGTATGTGACCGTTCAACTTGATGATGAATCGTTCCAAGATATTTATAGCGATGCTGACTTCTATGCAACCTATGATTGCGAAGAAGGTGAAGAAGGAATCAGAGAGTTCCAGACGAGCGCAAAAGCAACCCTGCGCCGATTGCAAGAAATAGCGGGCTGATACACTTTTCCTAATGTGCGCTAGTCGCCCGAGTTAGTCGTCTTACCTCCGTGTCCGTGTGACCTTAGACGGTGTACTTGGGCTACCCATGCGCCGTCAAGGAGGAATAGATGGCTAAGTACCGTGTACTTCAGGGTATTGATTACCCACCAAATAAGCGCGCCGAAATCGGCGATGTTATAGATGATTTGCCAGCCGCTTCAGTTAAGTGGCTTCTTGAGATTGGCGCTATTGAGGATTCCTCTAAGCCAGTCACAAAGACCGAGCCAAAGGCTGAGGTCAAAGTAGAGCCTGTTGTTGAGCCAGTTATTGAGGCTCCAGTTGAGACAGAGCCAGTTGAAGAAATCCCAGCCACAGAAGATGAGGAAATCTAATGCCTACATTTCGCCACGGTAAAAATGTAAAAGTTTTCGTTGATGAGTTCGATTTCTCATCATATTTCAATGATGTATCAGCATCAACAACAGTAGAAACAGCAGAAACCAGTACATTCGGTTCAAGCGCAAAGGAATATATTTCTGGCTTGAAGGATGGCACAGTTTCACTCAGCGGTCTTTTTGAATCAACAGCCGATGAGGGTACAGATGATTATTTTTCAACAGTTCTCGGTGGAGCAACAAAGCAAAAAGTTATTGTTGCAACTGAAGGTCACGCCCTAGACGGTCGTGCCGTAATGCTTGAGTCCGATGCCACTTCATACGAAGTATCAGGCGCAATCGCAGATGTTGTCCAAGCAAGTGCTGAATTCCAGTCCACAGAAGGCGTTGAGCATGGGGTCATTTTGTCCTCTGGCGCAACGGTGACTTCAACTGGAAACGGTTCAAGTTCGGACAATGGCGCTTCAACAGCCAATGGCGGTGTTGGTTATGTAAGCGTTCCAGTAAACACTCGTAACGGAAATGTGACTATCAAGATTCAGCAGTCTGCTGATAACTCGACATTCACAGATTTAGTTACATTCACCGTTGTTTCTAGCGCGACTAAGACTTCAGAGCGAGTCGAAGTTACTGGAACAGTTGCAAGATACCTACGAGTGTCCTATACAGTCGCAGGTTCCACAGGTAGCGCCACCCCAATCGTGGCTTTTTCAAGGAGATAACAAATGCCTACATTTCGTCATGGTAAGTCCACCGTATTCAAGGTAGACAGTTCGGCTGGCACACTTACCGATATTTCAAACACACTCACAGATGTTTCATTCCCACAGACAGTAGAGACAGCCGAAACTACATCATTCGGTTCATCTGCTAAGACCTATGTGGTCGGTTTGTCGGACTCAACCGTTTCTGTATCAGGAAACTTCGATGCCACAGTTGATGCACTTCTTGGTGGAGTTCTTGGTCAAGCGGCTACACTCTCTTTCGAGTATGGTCCAGAAGGCTCAGCAAACGGCTCAGTCAAGTACACAGGTGAGGCAATCCTTACTTCATACGAGAAGTCTGGCGCTGTTGGAGATGTCGTAACATTCTCAGCAGAGTTCCAGGTAACAGGCGCGGTAACACGCGGCACATACTCAGCATAATTTAATAGCAGTACAACTTAATAAATCGTGACCAACCTAGTGTCCCAAGGAGAAATATATGAACCTCAAAGAAATCATCTTTAGTGCTGACGACATCACAAAGGAACTTGTAGAAGTTCCAGAGTGGGGCGTAACTGTTGAAGTTCGCTCAATGACGGC